CTTGAAGAAGCATCTGATAAAGGTGCAACAAAAGCATTATGTAGAATTGGTTTGCATGATGAAGATGCAGTGCATGATGTCAAAGAATTAAGAAATTTATTAGACGGATGGCGCGATACACGCAAAAATGTACGCGCTACAATTGTAAAAGGTGTTACGATAGTTGTTCTTAGCTTTATAGCAATGGCTAGTTGGTCAGAATTTAAGGACAAATTATAAACGACCTAGTTAGGGTGTATTATGAAATATGTTTACGGTTTAATTTTTTTAATATTATCAACAAATTTTGCATACGCAGAAGACGATGATACGATTAAGTCAGAAAGCACAGTAATTTCTAATGGAACTATGGACACTACTGTAAACAGTCCACCACCTTCAGCAATATCACCACAAATTAGCGCAAGTAATTCTGATTTATGCACAGTAGGCGTAGCAGGGGCAGTTCAAACACAAATACTTGGTATATCAGCTGGTCGAACAGTTAGAGATATGAATTGCGAAAAGCTAAAAAATGCCAAGGTCATGTACGATATGGGCATGAAAGTAGCCGCTGTGTCTGTGATGTGCCAAGACGAAAGAGTGTTTGACGCAATGATGAACGCTGGAACACCTTGCCCTAAAGATGGTCTAATAGGAGATAAGGCGCGTTTAGCTTGGGAAATGGAAGCTGTTGAAAAGGAAATAGAACGAGATCAAAATAATGTAATGAGAAATGTTTTTAATGAAAAATCAGAAACAAAAATTGGGCTGGGTATTATTTTTAGCACTCTGGCCTTCTTACTCGCAATGTGAGCCATATACTTACGGAACAAGCCCAAACGCCGCCAGTGCCGCTTTAAGCTGGTCTATGGGCAATATTTTGCCATCTGGAAGCGGTTTAGACATAAATGGCTTAATATATCGCTATAGAACTGTAAAAAACACTGAAGATGATATGAAGGTACATATTAGCAATAAGAATGCTAATGGTGCTGGATATATATTTAGAGAAACAGATGATTGGTCAGGAGTGCCAAGCAATACTATTCTCAAGCAATTTTCATTAGCAAACATACCAGCACCTAATTGGGGTGATGGCTCTATTGAAATTGAAGGGCAGGGTTCAATAGAAGATGCTGTTGTTATTTATACATTTAGAATGGACAAATGCTTTGACCCACAGGCTGACCCAAGCTGTGCTGGATATAAAGAACCTATACCTGAAATACCTGAATATGAAATATACGATGCACTGGAAGATGATGCTGTTGTAGAAAATATTGAAGATAATTTAAATTATGACTATGATGAAGATGAAACTAAAATTGAAGATGATGAAGAGGAGGAAAAAGAAACGCGCCTTGAACTTGGTTTAACTGCATCTGCCAATGCAATGACACTTTTAAGAACTCAAGGTCAGTCTAGTATCATCAATGCTATGAATATAAAGACTAATATCGACATATACTATAATTCTGCAATAAATGGTGGTATATATAAAGATACAACGAATTTAAGTGACGCGGAGATACCAGATAATAAAAATGCTTTGCGTAATAATTTAGCACAACAAGTTTTGCATAATAAGTTGGTAGATATGCAGTATAATAAATGAGGTACAAAATGAAATATTTAACTATGATTTTAGCTACTTTTGCACTCCCAGCACTCGCCAATGTTGATATTGTCGGGAATGTAGAAGCTAAATGTGTAATACAAACAACTAAATCTGGGGTATATGGAAACCCTATTGCTAGTAAATTAAGCACAACACCAGCAGATGGTGGAGTTTTGCCTGTAATAAGATATGATGTTTCTATAGCTGATGCTTATACAGCTAATATAACACATCCAACATCCTTTAGTTCATCGCCAACTTTATCAGATACAGTTGCATGGACAGGCAGTACAAGCGTTACGCAAACGTCTGTTGCTGGAATGTCAGCATATGAAGCCGCAAAAACTGTGGTGGATAGTACGACCATATTCAATTTAACATTGGCTGGTTCTACTTGGTTTTCTACAGCTTCAAGTGCGGTTTATGGAACAGCCAAACCTTTTTCTGGGGGTACATATACAGCTTCAGTAGTAGCAACGTGTATACCAAAGTAGTATTATTTATACTTTTTACTATTCTAGGCTTTATGTTGGGGGGCTATGCTCAAGCTCATGAGCAAACCCCAGCGTATCCTAAAGTATTACCATCTCATGTGCAGGGTGTAGTTAAGATACAGCTTGTATTATTAAATAGAAGAAAAGAAATAAATTATTATGAAATTGGACTGTTTGATAAAGATTTTAACGAATTAGATTTTACGTCACAAAATAAAATAATAAAAATTGGATATGGAGAAAAGACAGATTTTGACGTTTATTTAAGAAAATCTGATTTAGACGTAGCAGTTTATATTTGTACTGCATCAAAAATTTTAAAATCAAATAAATCAAGGGCGGTAGTATCGTCTATAGTATGCTCAAAATTAGGTGGAGAACCACTATGAAATTAGTATTTGCATTTTTTTTAATAGGCACAACAGCAATAGCAGAAAATAGTTCCTTGTCTCTTGCATTGCCAAGCCCACCAATGAATTATCAATCAGACAGTTTTTCTACAGGCAATATGCGATGTAGCAATGCTGTTGGCGGTGGCGTTAATCTTGAATATGGCGTTACAGGCGTTCTTTCTGGATTGGACACAAACAGCAAAGGTAGAGATATAGGTATATATGCTAGGATTGTTATTCCATTAGATAAACCAAAAGCTCGTATTAATTGCGATGATCTTTACCAAATAGAACTTGCACAACGCAGATTAGAAATACAAAAGCTACGCGATGAAATAGAAGCACTTAAAAATTTACAAACATCTAATAACAATAATTTGGAGTTTGAATAATGGTTGATACTACAAAAATAGCAGATCAAATAGACGGATTAGCTGATAAAGAGTTTAAAGCTGGTGGATTTAAGCTATCCATAGCATCAATCATGGCAATTTTAGCATTCTTAGGCACTGTAGTGGGCGGTTTATATGGTGGATTTGTGCTTTATCAACGAATTGAAGCAGTTGCAGGGCTAGATTTAGATGAATATCAACAGCAAATGCAAATTATGGACGCAAAGGTTTCTGGAATATCTGTAAAAGTTGAGGAAAGCGTAGAATATACACGCGACATTAAGAATGGATTGCGTTCAGACATTTTAAATATTGAAAAACAATCAGATAGAGTAGAGGACACAGTTCGTATTATTGAAGATAATGTTGATAATTTGTTGCGAGAATATGAAACAAAAGTCAGAAAATTGATGGATAGCAATATGTCAGATACAAGAACATTAATTGATAATGCAGACAAACGTTTTGAAAATCAGCGAGAACGTGTTAGGATTTCGCAGAATAGTGAAATGAAAGAACTCGAAGAAAAGTTAATTGATAAGCTACAAAGGGCTTTAGACAACCCATTGGCAGACTAGGAGTATAAAATGAGTGAGTTTGATAAAATTGATACAGATGGTAGTGGTACTATTGATAAATCAGAGTGGGATGCTCTTGAATTAGAAAATCGTCGCAAGGTAATGGAAGATGAAGATGCTCAACGTGACTCACAAAGGGCTATGGCATGGTTCTGTTTATGGGGTATGTTGTTATATCCAGTTGGCGTTGTAGCAACTGCTGGCCTTGGTTTAGATAAAGCCGCAAATATTATTGGTGATATGGCTAGTATATACTTTTTAAGTGTTGCTGGTGTCGTCGGTGTTTTCTTTGGTGTTACTAAAATGGGTGGCTCTAAGCCAAAAAATGGTGATTAATCATGTACCAATATTTTGTAAAAAATGTTTTAAAAGTTGTCGATGGTGATACCATTGATGTTGAAATTGATTTGGGCTTTGATTTAACAAAAAAAGAACGTGTTAGATTAGGTGGTATAGACACCCCAGAAAGCAGAACTAGAGACCTTGATGAAAAGAAATTAGGGTTGCAAGCCAAAGATTATCTTAAAAGTCTAATAATGAATGCTGATAAATTAATCGTGCGAACTGAAAAAGATGGAAAATTTGGGCGTATGATTGGTTATTTATATATGAACCCTGATGCTACAGTATCTCTTAACCAAATGCTTATAGATGAAGGTTTCGCTTGGATGTATGATGGTGGCACTAAGAAAAAAGATTTGCAAGAATTACTTGATAAGAGAAGGATGCAGTCATGATAGGTAGTTTATTAGGTCCTATAACCAATATAGTTGGCGGTATTGTCCAAGGAAAAATGGAACAAAAAGCCGCTGAAACTAAAATGAAAGTTGCAAAAGCGGATGCACAAGCAAAAATAATGTTGTCACAAGCTACATCTGAAGCTGATTGGGACAAGATAATGGCTGAAGGTTCTCATAATAGTTGGAAAGATGAGTATCTAGTTATTTTGCTTACATTTCCTATGATTTTATGTTTTTGTGGGGATTGGGGTAGAACTGTTGTTGCTGAAGGTTTCATTGCATTGCAAAACATGCCATCTTTTTATCAGTATTTTGTAGGTTCTGCGGTTGCGGCAAGTTTTGGTATTAAGGGCGCGGCGAAAGTATTCGGCAAAAAATAATTTTTTATAGGTGTAAAAATGAAATTAACTGATGGTCAAATAAAAGACTTATTGCATGGTAATCAAAATTGGGACGATTGGGTAGAACCAATGCAGAAACTATTGCCGCAATATGAAATAAATACCCCAGCACGAATTGCTGGGTTTATTGCTCAATGTGGACATGAAAGTTTAAATTTTAAAGTTTTAGAAGAAAATTTGAATTATTCTGCCAAAGGTTTAAACGCAATCTTTCCTAAATACTTTAAAAATGCTGGTAGAGACGCAGAGAAGTACCACAGAAAGCCTCAAGACATAGCCAACGTAGTTTATGCTAATAGAATGTCTAACGGCGACACAGAATCAAATGACGGCTGGAAATTCCGAGGCCGAGGGGTCATTCAATTGACAGGTCGTTCAAATGTCACAAGATTTGGTGATGATATTGGGAAGCGTGTTGATGAAACCATTGAATATTTAGAAACAAAAATGGGTGCTTTGCATAGTGCTTGTTGGTATTGGGACAATAGAAACATCAATCGCTCGGCAGATGATGGTGATATTGTAGTTATGACAAAGCTTGTAAATGGTGGAACAATTGGCCTTGAAGACAGGCGGCACCATTATATTAGGGCTATTGAAATACTTGATGGCACTTATGTTCCAAAGCCTACAAGAGTTTTATTAAAGGTTGGAAGTACAGGTTCAGAAGTAAAATCCGTGCAAAAAGCTTTGGGTTTAGATGCTGATGGGCATTTTGGTCTAGTGACGAAATCAAAGGTTATGGAATGGCAAGAAAGCAACGGATTGACTGTTGATGGTATTGTTGGAAATAAAACTTATTATAAATTAATTGGCTAAATTATGAAGACAGTTTTGGGTCATGAAGGTAAACTATCACAAAAGCAAATAACTAGATTAGGTGGTTTAATTGCATTGGTATGTGGTAGAACGCCTTATCCACATATTGTAGAAGATTTGGAAAGTAATAATTTTCTTACTTTGGATAAACAGCTAACTCAAGATGGCAAAGTAGAATTAAGAAGATTGACCGCAATGGCTGGTTTAAGGCCAGAACAATTTACCGAAAATTAATCATTTTATATTGTTTTTTTTGTGTGTTTATGGTTAATAGGTTTGTGGGTGGTTAAAATCAAAATCTTATTTTAACATCGGGCGATTTAAAGTTTCTTTTGACCTAGTTGCTACCAAATGCGCTAACATTATAACAACGCCACCCACACGATTTCATTAACAATTTATAACGTCTTCTTTTTTTCTAGGCAGTCTGTGTGCTTTACTCAAAGACATAACAGAGCCTAACCTCATATTTAAAAGAGTTGCTATTTTTTCATGATCAAAACCTTCATGCATAAGGTTATTAATTCTAATGCAGTTAGGACTTAAATATTTAGGTGATCTATTCATTCCACCTTTGTTTGGCATGAGCGCACCCCTATTAAAGTTTCCGTTCATGCTTTTTTCAAATTTTTTGCGACCATCTTCTTTTTTTATTACAGAGTTCATCAATGCTATTGCTTCGTCCTGTGATGGCTTTCTACCATTTTCTTCAATAAATTCTTTTAAGAAGTTTCTCATATGTCATAACCTTGTTCATGTTTTTGTTTCTTGAAATAAAACAAATTTTCCTTTGCATTGTAATATTCGTTTCTAGCATTCGGGTTTTTCCCGTCAGTCCATTGCACTAGCTTTTCATCTAGCTCGTTTTTTAACATTTTGTATTCGCTTATCATTGCTTTATTTAATGATTTTACAGCAATATCTTTTTTTACCTCTTGCCGTTTTTTAATTATTTCATATTTAATTTCTTTGAGCATCTTTATACTATTTAACATGCTGTTTAATTGGCTATCTACCCTATCCAAAGAAGTCATTAATTCATTGTATTGCTTATCGTTCATTTTTTATCCTACCAAGGTTTACATAAAGCGGCCATATTTTTGCAACCAATAGTCTTGGTCTCTAATGTGTGCTTGATAAACCTTCATTGCACGCTTTACGTTATCAGGTTCATCCCAACCTTCATTAATTTTACGGAATAACCAAGGTAAGTCTTTACCATAAAACTCACATCGTTTTTTCAAAACAGTTTTTGCGCCTTTAATTTGCATTTTTATTACTCCCATTTCTATGTGCTAAAACAAATTTATAAACTTCAGCATTTCTGGAAAACCTTTCTTTGTTTTCCTTATGGTGCGCCCAGCCAGTTCTACGATAATTCGCGCTGGCATGGTCTCTATCTATTTCAGACATTTTTAAGTGCGCCAAGAGTTCTTCTGTAGAATACGCTTGGTAAGCAAAAATTAGCTGACCTTCATATTGTTTTCTAAACGCTTGATAGTCTTTGTGCGCATCAGCCATAGGTGCATTATTATCCATATTATACCCCCTATTCGTAAAAGGCTAAATCAAAGCCCCAATAAGTTTCGCAATGTCCCCAGTCTGCGCTTGCAAAGACATTGATTGCCCAATCATAAGGTCCACTTTCCCAGCAAACGTGCCAAGCATTTTGCACATATCCATGTGCTGTGCTTTCAATTGGTGATTTTATCCAGACTTCCCATTTAGGGTCAGCCCCTTGAAGTTTACAAATTCGGCAAAGTTCTTTGTATAAAGCTTTAGCCGCCCCACCCTTTGTTTTATATTTTGCTGGGTTCCAATTTATATTGAAGTTGCCTTCTGGTGAATAAATTTTCATAGCGATACCTCTTTGATTAGGTAATATCTGGCGTATCTTTTGCCAGAACCATTATTTTGTTCCATAATTGTTTCGATAACATATCCTTTTTCTTTTAGTCTGAAAATTATATCAGCTAATCGTGTGCATCTGAAATTTTGGATAGCATCCCAAGAAGTTATTCCTTCAGTGCTTTTGCGTAAATAAATTAAAATTTGCTGTTGTTGAGTTAGCATCAGTATCTCCATTGCGCTGTAAAAGTTAAATTGTTTTTTGAGCCAGATACGATTGCTCCGATGTAATCCCATCCAGTATTTTCTGCGATGAAGTTGCCATGAGCATTAGCTTCATCTAAGTTTGAAAATTTCTTATCGCTTATAATCATTTTTTGTCCCTTCATATTATTTATATATACTTAATATCCGATACTGTTAATCATGTCAACAATAATTATAGATTATTTATAAAATAAACGTATTAGACCCCTATTTTAGCACTTCTAATGCGTAAAAAAGTGTTTTATATATGTTAACAATCTTAACAGGCACAAAATATGTCCATTAAAAACTGTGAATTTATAGTTGCTGGAAAGCCAACTGGCAAAGCTCGACCAAGATTTACGAAGCAGGGACACGCATATACGCCAAAAGAAACTCGCCAGCGTGAAACTTTGATAAAGCAAACAGCTTGGGTTGCTATGCAGAACTCTAGACTAAAAGTTACTGAACGCAGGGTGAGTGTTATAGTTTCATTCTATTTTGATGTTCCAAAATCATATACGAAAACTAAAACAATTCTTTGTCAGTCAGGCGTTTTGATACCATCTAAGCCTGATATTGATAATTTAGCTAAAGCTGTCTTAGACGGATGCAATGAGGTTGTTTATAGGGATGATGCACAGGTTTGGCATTTGTCTGCATTTAAGAGTTATTGCAAGCTAGGGCAAAAAGCAGAAACGCAAGTAAAAATTCAATGGGACGATTTATCAGAATAAGTATAATCAGCACCATACTTTTCTCTCCAACCGTGTTTATCTTTATGTATTGCTATTTTTGAATTATCCCAAAGACCCTGATGGTGTCCTTCACAAAGTGGTATTGCATCTAAATCAGATGTTTTTTCACCGCTAAATCTGTCGTGGAAAACATGATGTGCTGTTGTTGGAGACATTTGTGGCTCATGGAATGTTTGACATATTATGCAATTTCGCTGTCTGATTTCATTTAAAAAATTTTTATTTTTTATTGGCTTTGGTTTTTTAAAATTTGGTTTAGTCATTTAAAGACAATCCAACTGGCCTAAGTTTTGGTGTTAGATAAATAGAAGATGCTTTGTCTGTTTCTATACACTGTGCCATACTATCCATATCTTCATATGGTTTATATACAGATGGCAAGGCGTTTCCACATTCGTATGCGTTTCTATATAAGGTTTTCTTTTCTATCTCTACGCCAGCAACGACATAGGTTAATACTAAAAATGTGTAAAAAGTCATTTTAACAATTCCAAAGGGTCAGTTCCTATCGCTTCTGCGAGTTTTTCCATTGCTAACTCAAAAAACTCATTAAATTCTTTTTGGTTCATTTTATTCATAGCGATTGTATCTGGAAAATAATAAATACCACCAAATTCGCTTACGACTGTTTGAAAAAAACCACAGGCCATTTTAAGTTCTCTGTGCAAATTATCAGAGTTAGGCCATTTGCCTGTCGCTTTACAGGCTTTGCCAAGAATTGACCAATATAGCTTATGATGTTGTTCTGATCTTTTTGACCTTAATACCAGATCAAATTCAGCGTTATGTGTTGCTAGCACTAACTGCTCCGCATCATATGCGGAACAGGGTAGTAGCTGTCCATCTTGTAGCTTAACCGATATTCTTGGTTTATTGCTCAAAACGGTATTGTGTCTTCAAGATCATCACCAGTGCCAAGATATGTTGGCTTTAATCCACCAGCAGTTTCAGCAGTTGGGTGTGGGTCGCCTGATGCCTTGCCAGCTAGTGCAACGCTATTTGCATTTACCTCTAAATATTTTTTATCGTTATATTCGCGCCAAGAAAATTCCCCATTAACCACAACAGGCTGTCCCTTCCTAAGATATGGAGAAACCGCTTTACCAGCCTTTCCCCAATAAGAAACACTAAACCAATATGTTTCTTTGGTTCTTCTATCATTAACAGCTATATCAAAGCCGCAAACATCCATGCCACCTTGCGTTGTTCTTACAACAGCATCTTTTGCACAGTTTCCATATATAGTAATATTTTTCATTTAGCTTACCCCTAGCTCTATTGATTTGTTTTCCCATGCAGTAGATATTTTATCCGAAAACGCCTTATCTGTTTCTGCAATTTCTTTTATTAAGTTAAATGCTTTGTCAAACATAGCATCAAAATTATCAGCTGTAGCAGTTTCTATAAACTTCATTAGCTTAATACCACGCTGTTCTGGTGTTTCTACAGGCTTAGATTTCTGGGCTACAGGGGCAGTTCTACCATTTGCCATATTCCCATCATCATCTTCAATAGGTACGCCTGTAAGGGCAGATAATCCATATCTACGCGCATATGTGATTGCACCCCCCATTGATTGCATATCGTTTGCTTTATATTCTAAGTAAACTTTGCAAGAAAATGACCCACCTGATGTATGCCTAAGTATCGTTTCAACGTAAGTACCAAGATTATCTCTGTCTGGACATTGCTGTATAATAAATCCGTTAGCATGGAATGGTGGATAAACAGCATTTTGTATTGCTGTAAGATCAGCATATTTATTTTTTAGAAATGGATTTTTAGAATTTTTAAAAGCCGCACCCATTTCAGCCTGTGCTTTTGCGAATGCAACAAGGGCATTTTGATATGCAGTATCATTGTCCCTTATGTAATCTGTAATTTCATTTGTCATATTATTTAGTCCTTATAGATATAGTTTGAGCACCAGTGACTAATTCAGCCCCATCAATTTTGATACCCGCTTTGAGTTGTTTTTTTATTTCTGTTTTATCTGGTGTGATAGACACCTTAGTTAATTGTGTTGGAATTTCATTAGGATTAATGATGTTTACGCTTTCAATACCTTTCCTCAAAGATATGGTTGCTAGAGCGTGTGGAATTTTAGTTTGATTTGCACATAGCATAATGGTCTTGAGCATTTTAGTAAGCTTCTGCTTTCTTGCATCATGACCTGATTTGCGTTCTGCATATCTTTTAGAAACATCTGCACATGAATTTGACCATGCTTCAGCTTCAGAAATTTTTAATAATATAGATGTAACTAAATCCAATACATCTGTTTCGCCGTCTAGAGTTGTCCAGAAAGCGTCTTGATCATCACGATATGGCTCTAGTTCTTCAGCAATCGCAGTAATCATCGCAGAGTCAATTCTCATTATTAGACTCCTTTGAATTAAATAGATCAATAGCATTAGCAATTGCTTTATCTATTGTCTGTATAGCATTAGCTGGAAAACTTTGTGCAAGAAATTCCGCAGAGTTAATTTTACCAGCTTTTTCAAGGTCTAATAGCTTTAAGCTATGATTTGCTATTTCATTAATTATTTGAGATTTTACAAATCTAAGTGGTGGGTTCTTTTTCATATTTTATCTCCTGTCCATATTATATGTTTACAATTATTAATGATTAGTTTAATTAATGTAAAGAATAAAATAAATTATTTAACATTGGAGAATAAAATGAAAGCAAGATTACTTACAAGCGATGAAGTCAGAGATAAGCTAATTGACAGAAGGTTATCATATGTTGCTGATAAATGCGGATTAACTTATATGTCTTTATCTAGGATAAGAAAAAATGAAGGCAATCCATCACTAGCTACATTAGAAAAGCTATCAGAATACTTTGATGAAAATAAATAAAACCCTACGCTGTGAAAGGACAAGAGACTCAGCGCAGGGTTTAAGTTTGGTGTGTACGAGCAGTAAACCCCAATTGCATTCAGTTATACACAATGATTTTCAATTGACAAGAAAAAAGTTGATATTTTTATATAATTGTTTAAATAGATTATAGGACAAGAGAAAGGACACCTAAATTATGAGCATGAAAGCGGTTGTATGGGCATTACACCAGCCTGATTTAACCCCATCCCAGAAAATTGTATTATTGATGCTATCAGATAGACACAATCCAGACCTCGGATGCTTCCCAAGCATTAAGAGAATGTCTAAAGATTGCAATATGTCTCGAAGCTCAATATTCGCACATTTAACTGTCTTAGAGAAAAAGGGATTGATAGAGCGCAAGGGCAGATGCAGAGAAGATGGACAGCAAACATCTAATGAATATTACCTTAATATAGATAATGGGGTACAGAATATAGATGCAGGGGGTGCAAAATCTGGACTATCCCCCATCCAGAATTTAGACACCAATAACCATGTAAGTATTAATCATGTAAATAAACCTATATTAAGATCAATTTCTATTGGCTTTGATAATTTTTGGGCAATATATCCCAGAAAGGTTGGAAGGGCTAATGCTGAGAAAGCTTTTTCTAAAGCATCACATGCTGTCGGTGTAGATAAAATACTAGATGCCGTAAAGCCATATGCAGATAGTGTATCCCATAAAGAAAAGAAATTTATACCTCACCCTGCAACTTGGCTTAATCAAGGCAGATGGGACGATGAATTGGAAAAGCAAGAGCATGGAATTGATCACCTATTTAGGGATATGGTCAATGATCTAGCAAGGGTTAGGATTACATCAGATGAATAAATTACCAGCAATGCAATCAAAAATTTTAGATAATGATCAGCTTAGTAAGCACAGGGCTTGCATAGCAATAAAAGCACAGGGGCTTATGAGTAGATATTATGAAGTTCCGCAAGATGAATATGTCAAACGAGATATTTTGATGGGTTGGATGGATATGCTACAGGATTATACACAGGCAGAAATAACCAAAGCTTGCTCTCAATATCTTATAGATTATCCAAACAGAAGACCACATGAAGGTCTTATTCTAAAAATTATCTTGGCAGACAGAAAACACAAATTAAAGATTGCACCAAAGATGCAGATAGAGTCCAAGAGTAGAAAAAATCCTGATGCACAACAGAGGAAAAAAACAGCAGAAGAAATAATGTCAAAATTCAGAAAAATATGGTAGTATGCGGAAGGGTCTTAAGTCCTTAGAACATCCTCCCATGTTCCCCCTCTCGTTCCCTTATCCATGAGAGGGGTTTTTATTATAAATAACCTTATTGATTAATATTAAAACTCAATCTATAAAATATATAACAACAGGAGTTGATAGCATGAACCAGTGGGCTTCAAATAGCGTAAAAAAATTAAAGGTCGTTGACCTTATTCCAAATGATAGAAATCCAAAAATACATCCAGATACACAAATTATACAGCTTGCTAATAGTATAAGGGAATGGGGTTGGACTATGCCAATACTCGTTGATGAAGAAAATGGCGTAATAGCAGGGCATGGAAGGTTGTTTGCGGCAAAAGAGTTACAGCTTGAAGAAGTTCCATGTATGGTCGCAGTTGGTTGGACAGACGAACAAAAAAGAGCTTACATAATTGCAGACAATAAGCTTGCTGAAAACAGCAAGTGGGATACTGGAATGTATTTCTCTGAACTTAAAGAAATGAGCAATCAAGGATATGATCTTACAAAAATGGGTGTAGACATAGATTTGTCGGTATTTAATTATCAACCATCTGTATCTCCAACATTCGATGCATCTGAAATTGACGAGAACAAGATGATAAGTGCCGCGCAAAAAATGGAAGATGATCAAGTCAATAGAATGAATACCCAACAAGGCACAGATGTAGTCTGTCCAGAATGCGGCGAAGAATTTACATTTACAGGTAATTAGTATGACTGATACAGAAAGACTTATAAAAAATTTACGGTCTGCAGAGTATATTTATGCTAAAACATATCCTACAATGCCACATTACTACACAGTTGGCAGAAAATGGAAAAATCATTCTGAGTTCTTGTGGACGTGCCATGCTATAAAAACTTTTGGTAAATTGCAGTATTTTATGACAAAGCCTCGCAGATATTTTTATGTAGATGGGTGGCAATATTGGATAATGTCTGACAATCCAAATGATTGCAAAATACTTAATAGAGCAAGAGAAGGTCTAATAAAACCCAAGCCTATTCCTGAGAAATTTCTATGATAATCAAGAAAATAGAATGGGAACAGGTAAAGACAATACCTCAAAAATATAACAAAGAATTTGCAATGTTTGCTCAACATAAAAAGCCGCATATTTGGCTTGGTGCTTACATGAGTGATGGGGAAGAAGACTTTCCACAGTATAATAATTTACATTTGATGGGTGTAGGCAAGATTTTGTTTTTGACAAAATATCACGCAAGAAATTGTAGTGATTTTACAATCCCAATGTATAGAAGAATGGGTGTTAGTACAAGGCTTACCCAAGAGCGAGAAAAAATAGCTATTGAATATGCTTGTACTAAGATTGATTACATCGCGGATGTATCTTTGGAATTTTCTATACCAGATGGATATATTAGAAAAGAAGTTAAGGGAAAACGTGGTTTTAGGTATGAAAAAGACTTAACTCCATATCTTAATAATAAAGGGGAAATTAAATGATACATGAAATAGGTTTGCATAAAGTGCAGTGTCAAGACATTATGCATGGTATAGACGATTTAATGGGTAATGATAAGGTAGATTTTTTATATTCTGACCCACCTTGGGGTCAAGGCAACTTAAAATATTGGCAGACTATTAATAATCGTCATACTGGCATGGAACGAAATGAAATAGAGTATAACGGATTTTTAAGTAGATATTTTTCCATAGTTGAAAAGTACCTAAAAGATGTTGCTATAATTGAATATGGCGAAAAATGGCGTGATGATATTATAAAAACTGTAAAAGACTTTGGATTTAAGCATCATGGTTCTTGTACCTCTTTGTATGCAAGCGGTTCTAAGCTTTATCCTGTTGATATACATTTAATAAGTAAAAGCGGTAATTATGAATTAACACCAGAATTTATCAAAGGTTGTTACGATTTAAGGGGCTTAAAGTTAGTAAAGCACGCTTTTAAGTCTTATTTGCCTCAAGACGCAAAGATGGTATTAGACCCTATGTGTGGAATGGGATATACTGCACAAGCCACCATAGATAATGATTTGATATTTAGGGGCAATGAATTGAATGCTTTAAGATTAGACAAAACTATTAATCGTCTTAGAAAATCAATCTAGTGGTAAAAATTTTAACAAAGCAAAATGTCTGGGACGCTGGATTAGAAAGAATTAGATACTTATTTGATGAGTTTGATGAAGTATGTGTGTCTTTCTCTGGCGGTAAGGATAGTACAGTAACTCTACAGCTTGCTCTTATAGTAGCTGAAGAAAAGGGTAGATTGCCCTTAACAGTTCAATTTCTTGATCAAGAGGCAGAGTGGCAAAATGTAATTGATTATATGCGCGTTGTTATGACGGATAAGCGAATTAAACCTATGTGGTTTCAAATGCCTATACGTTTAACAAACTCTACATCAAATGAAGACCATTATTTAAATTGTTGGGAAGATGGTGCTGAGTGGATGCGTGAAAGAGAACCATATGCAATAACTGAAAATGTATATGGAACAGATAGATTTCATAAATTATTCGCTCAAATCTATAAGCATCACTATCCAGATAAGAAAGTTGCAGTTTTAGCTGGCGTTAGGGCTGAAGAAAGCCCAGCAAGATTAATGGGTCTTACTGTTAGTGCAAGCTATAATTGGATTACTTGGGCAAAGGTTCATTGCAAGAAAAAGCATCATTATACATTCTATCCGTTATATGATTGGTCTTATACAGATATATGGAAAGCTATTCACGATAATGAGTGGGAATATGCAAAAGCATATGATTATATGTATCAGTATGGAATACAGCCAGCTAAAATGCGTGTTTCTAATCTACACCATGAGACAGCAGTGCATACTTTATTTTATCTACAGGAAATAGAAAAAGATACATGGGATAGGCTTACAAAAAGATTAGGTGGTATAAACCAAGCCAAGCACGCTAAAAAGTCTGAAATATTCCAAGCTCCTACAAAATTGCCTTATATGTTTGTAGATTGGCGTGAATATAGAGATTATTTACTTGAACACTTAGTAACAGATGATGCTTACAGGGAAGCAATGCGTAAAAAGTTTGCTAAAATGGAAGAAAACTATTCTCAAATGGTTGGAATAGAGAAAATGTATAAAGTTCATATTTCTACTATAATGCTACAGGATATTGATTTTACTAAGTGCATTAACTTTGAAAGCAATCCCCAAGCAAAAATTTATAGAAAATGGCATAGGGGCGACCCAAAAGATCATGACAGAATAAGAAAGTCTCCATATAAGCAATGGTTGCCAGAAATTTTGTAAATAATTAAGAAAGAAGCTTAAAATGCACATTTTAAAAGATATTAAAGACGCTGTTAGCACATTAGATGATAGTGCAAAGCTAGAAATGATTGAAAGTATAAAAGATGTATTGCACGAAATAACTCCAATACAACAACCTATAGATAGAGTTAGATGGGTGGATTTGGATAGTGTAGAGGCAAATGATTACAATCCAAATAGTGTAGCTGGAAAAGAAATGAGATTACTTTATACATCAATTAAACACGATGGGTATACACAGCCTATTGTGACTATATTTGATGAAGAAAAGCAAAAATATATTATTGTTGATGGCTTTCATAGATATTTTACCTGTAAATCTAATGATGATATTAAACAAAGAAATCATGGTAAGTTGCCTATTGTTGTTATTGAGAAAGACATTAATGACAGAATGGCGGCAACAGTACGGCATAATAGGGCAAGAGGGGCGCACAGCATTGATGGCATGGCTAATATGGTATTCTCAATGCTTGAAAAGGGCTGGAAAGATGAAGACGTATGTAATGAGCTAGGTATGGAAGCAGAAGAACTATTAAGGCTAAAGCATATTACAGGTTTCTCTAAGTTATTTGAAGATGCAGAGTACAAAAAAGCATGGATGACTAAACACCAAATTAAACTTAAAAAAGCTTTTGAAAAACAAAATACTGGAAAGTAGTGAAAATAAGTGATAATAGTAAGCATATGACTAACAAGATTGATGAAGACTTAAAACGCAAAATAAAAGATGAATTTGTGCATGGGTACATGGATGGTGAGGGCGTGCGTCAATACCCAACTATACTTGCTTTATCTAAGCGTCATGATGTAGCTAATGTGTCGTTGCATAGACGTTCAAAGTCTGAAAATTGGCAAGCTGAAAAAAATCGTGTGCAGACCGAGTACGAGAATGCAGTTACCAAAGAGCGTATGGCAAAAATGTTAGCTTATGGAACAAGGCTTGATGATAATGCTATTAATCTTGCTTTGGGTATGATGGGTGACGCTGGTAGGCGATTATCCGAAGACGTTCAAAATAGAGATAGATTAAGGCAATTATCAGAATTGCCAGATGGATATGAAAAAGATGAAGAATTAAGTAAATTTTTTCTAACAACAAAAATTTTGACTACACAGGACATTAATAGTTTGGGACATGCAGTAGCAAATGCTCAAAAAATTGGAAAATTGGCATTAGGTCAAGCGCAAGAAATAAGCAAGGTATCAGCAAATGTTGAACTCCCAGAAAGCCTACGAGAAGTTCTCGACCAGTTGGACGAACTTGCAGAACAAAAAGCATCAGGGGCACAGCACACTTTACAGTGATTGGGTGAATATGGCACGCCCACATCAAATTACCCCAAAGGGTGATTGGGGTGTTTGGTTGATATTAGCTGGTCGTGGTTGGGGCAAAACTATGGTTGGTGCATTCGATACCATGCTTTATGCGCTTAATAATCCAGAATCCAGATGTGCTGTTGTTACTCCTACATTCGGTGATTTAAGGCGTGTTGCTTTTGGTGGTGTCTCTGGGATTATGAATTGGCTACCAGAAGATTGTCTTTTGAAGGGTAGAGGGCAGGGATATTCAAGTTCAGCCGCAGAAATAAGACTATACAATGGGTCAATTATACAAGGCTTTGCGGCGAGTGAGCCTAAAAGATTGCGTGGACCACAATTTCATAGAGCATGGTGTGACGAGATAGCGGCGTGGCAATATCCAGACGCATTTGATCAGTTAATGTTTGGCTTGCGTCTTGGGGAAAATCCTCAATGCGTAATAACAACAACGCCAGCACCAAATGATTTAACAAGAAGATTAGTAAAAAGAACCAATACAATCATCACTAGGGGTAGCACATTTGACAATGCAGCTAATTTGTCCGAAATCGCGGTTGCACAGCTAAAAGATAAATATGAAGGCACTAGATTAGGCCGACAAGAGCTATATGGCGAAGTGTTAGATGATTTAGAGGGTGCTTTATGGGGATATGGTGTAATTGAAAACAATAGGGTTTCTTTGGAAGATTTGCCAGAATTCAATAGAATTGTAGTAGCGATAGACCCAAGCGTTACAAATAATGAAGATAGCGATGAAACAGGAATAGTTGTAGCGGCTAGGTGTGATAATAATAAGTATTATGTGCTAGAAGATGCTTCACATAAGAACACGCCTGATGGTTGGGCGCGTAAAGCTGTTAGCCTTTTATACACATATAATGCAGATAGATTGATAGCAGAAGTCAATAATGGTGGAGATTTAGTCGAAAGAGTGATAAGAACTATAGATATGAACGTTCCATACTCGTCAGTCCATGCAAGTCGTGGTAAGCTAGTAAGAGCAGAACCTATCGCGGCGTTGTATGAGCAAGGCAGAGTACACCATGTCGGGATACACAAAGAATTGGAAGATCAGATGGTCTCTTATACACCGAATTCCAGAAAGTCGCCAGACAGAATGGATGCCTTAGTGTGGGCATTAACAGAACTGAGCGCGTCTACTGGACAGCCAATGTGGAGAATTAGCTAATGGCCTTTTTTGATTTTTTAAAACGAAATGTTGTAAGTAATATGGAGCTTAAAGAAGCACCTAGAATTCATATGCAACAAACAACGCCATATCACAACAGATCAGATAATTTTAAATCCTATGCAACTGAAGGCTATCAGCAAAACGCAATAGTTTATAAATGTGTTAATGAAATATCTCAAGCCGCCGCGTCAATTAACTTTAAAGTTTTTCAAGGGGAGGTAGAGCTTGAGCAACACCCTTTAATTACACTTTTAAATAGACCTAATCCAATACAGGCTGGCAATGAATATTTTCAATCCCTTTATGCGTATATTTTATTATCTGGCAATAGTTACGCTATTAGTAGCACCGCTGGCGGCTTGCCAAGCGAACTACACCTTTTAAGGCCAGATAGAGTAGAAATAATCCCAAGCAATAACGCTATTCCAAAAGGTTATAATTATAAGCTTAACGGAAAAGTTGTAAAAACATATGAAGCAGACCCATTTACGGGACAATCTGAAGTAAAGCATTTCAAAACTTGGAACCCATTAGATGATTATCTAGGCATGTCACCGCTTATGGCGGCTTCAATAGATGTTGATCAACATAATCTCATAGCAAAGCACAATATAGCATTGCTTGTTAATGGAGCTAGACCATCTGGGGCTGTAATATTTAAGCCTACAGACACATCTGGCAACCCAATGATGATGTCAGATGTTCAAAGAAAACAGATTAAAGATGATTTAGACCGCAGAATGAGTGGAACTAATAATTCTGGTAAACCTATTTTGCTTGAAGGCGACTTTGATTGGAAAGAAATGGGTATGTCACCGCGAGATATGGATTTCTTGCAAAATAAAAATATGGCGGCAAAAGATATAGCACTTTGCTTTGGTGTTCCATCACAGTTAATTGGAATACCAGATAGCCAAACATATTCTAATCTACAAGAGGCTAGATTGGCAATGTATGAAGAAACCATCATACCTTTGGCAATGCGAGTTTGTAATGACCTTAATGAATGGTTATCCCCTTCATATGGCGACAACATCAAAATAGATTATGATTATGACGCTATTCCAGCAATGGTTGAACGCAGAAGGCGTGTATATGAAAATGTTACTGCCGCAGTGCGAGAAGGTATCATAACACGAAATGAAGCGCGTGAAAGACTAGGATTAACACCGATTAATGGTGGCGATGATGTATTTATTGCGGCAAATCTATTTCCACTTGGAAGCCCTGTAGTGCCACCCGCAAGTGGAAATGATGCTGAAGACGATGCAAAATCAGCATATGGTGAGACAAAACTTGATGAATATCCAGACGGCGAAGCAGTACCAGATGAATTGCCGAGTGCATACAGAATGGGAAATTCAGATGAAAGATGTGGAAATTGCTCATATTATGAAAATAATTACTGTGATTTGTTTGATGCAAAGGTAAGGATACAATATCTTTGCAATAAATGGAACGAAGCTGACGGAAATACAGAAAAAGCAGAAAGTGACATAGACACTAAGCCTACAGAAGCAATGGCGGTAAATGGTAAACGTGCTTTAGATTTGCGTAAAGAATATAAAAGGGGAATGACATCTG